GCAGATCGCCCAGCCGCGCCAGCGTCTCGACATCAGCAACATCACTGTTCCTGAGTGGCTGAAGGAAGCGGCTAAGAAGGATCAGGCCGCTGCGGAAGAAATTGCTGCTGAGAAGCCTGTTGAAAAGGCTGTCGCTCCGGCTGTTACGACTGGCGGCGTCACTACCACAAATGTGGGAAGCCAGCAGACTGCGGCTGTCCCGTCTTGGATTACGAACGCCTATGCTCAGTATCTTGGTCGCGCGCCTGAAACGGCTGGCGCTAATTACTGGGCGCAGCAAGCGGCTGCTGGGGTGCCGATTGCTGATCTAGTTGCTACAATCGCGTCTTCGCCGGAGGCACAAGGGCTTCTGTCGAGGTAATAGAAGGAGGAGAGCATGACCTACGACGTTAACAACCCGCCTGAGTGGCTTGCCAAGATTTACCAAGAGTGCCTTGGCCGACTGCCCGACGAGACGGGGATGTACTACTGGATTGGCGTCCGTGACGGGGGACAGTCCATTCAGGCAATCTACGAGGGCATTTACGCTTCTGAAGAAGCGGTTGCTCTTAGGAAGTAAGAGGACAAAATGGCCGAGGAACCAAACTATTTCGGCAACATTGGCTCGCGTCTCGGTGGGCTTTTGTTCGGCGGGCCTTCAGAAACACCTGAAGGTCAGACGCCTGACGCCATGTCGATGCTTTCTGAGCAAGAGCGTCGCCGTCTTATGTTTAGTACCCTCGGCCAGATTGGCGCAACTCTTCTGGCCGCAGGGCAGAAGCAAATGCCGGCCCAGCGGGCTCAAATCCTTGGTCAGCTCGGCAACGTCGGGACAAACCTTGAGACCGGCATCTTCCGCGCCCAGCAGGCGCGCCTCATGGGCGCGCAGATGCAGGAGAAGATGCGCGAGATGGAGCAGAACAAGGCTTTGTCAGAGTGGGCGAAAAGCCCAGAAAATCTCGCCAAGATTAATATGACGCCTGAACAATTTAATGTTCTCGGCGTTTCTGGCATCAGGTCTATTCTGCAGGCGCAGGCTTCTCGCGATCCAATTCAGGTTGCGGCCGCGCAGGCTCAACTTGCCGACAGGATGCGTCAGGCCGAGGAACGCAAACTTGCGGTCGATGCAATTAACAAAGCCGATCTCACTGATACAGAAAAGGCGGCTGCTCTTGCGAACCCGATGGAGTGGGTGAAGACGCAGATCAAGCCGTCTGACCAATTCGTTCAAGAGCCGCAAAAGGGGCCGGACGGACAGCCGGTTATTAATCCCAATACTGGTATGCCAGTAATGGTGCAGCGCAATGTGCGCACTGGTGAGATTAAGGCTATTGGCGGAGGCGGCGTCACTATCAATCAGCCTGCCGCTGAAACCGAGGAACAAAAAGTTCTCGGCAAGGCGCGTGGTGAGGCTCAGACCGCTCTGCGCGATGCTGCGGCAAAAGCACCTGACAACATCGCGAAGTTGAACCTTCTCGGTGATTTAACAGCAGGCGTTAAGACTGGAGCAACCGCTGAAATCCAAGGCCGCGTTATCAGCCTTGCAAAGGCTGCCGGCGTCACGGATGAGGGCTTGAAGCGTTTTGGCCTTGACCCCAACCTTCCGGCGACTGCCGAGGCGATTAATAAAGTTGTGAACGAGCTTACTGTTGGCCTTATTGGCCCAGGCGGCTTCCCGGCGAACAGCTTCTCCAACGCTGACCGTGAGTTCTTGGAGAAGATTTTCCCCAGCATCCGCAACCAACCCGAGGCCAATCAGATCGCCATCGAGGTTATGAAAAGAACCGAGATGCGGAAAGCCCAGAAGCAGGCCGAATGGCGTGCCTATTCTGCGCGCATGAGAGCTGAAGGCAAAAAGGCCAACTTTGACGACTTTGAAGACGAATATGTTGATCGTCTCAATGCTCAGGAAAAGGGTGGCAACAGCCTCTTTGCTGGCCTAGCAGAACTCGCGCGTCCGTTCACTGAGCAGAAAAAGCCTGGCAACGTCATCGACTTCGGGGATTTGCGATAATGGACGTTCGACTTCCTGACGGAACTATTGTTCGCGGCGTTCCTGATGGGACGTCTCGCGCAGATTTGATCGAAAAGCTCCGTCGAAACGGATACGACGTTAGCAAGCTAGGCGCGCCCGCAGCCGCTGGTTCTGCGGTCGAGCAGCCGCAGGTTCAGTCTTTTGATCCAATGGGTATGCCGACAGGCATGACTGAAGCTGCCCCTACGCCTACTCCTATGAGCTACGGCGAGCAGATGGAGAAGTCTGCTCTTTCTATGGCTAGGCAGGCCGCTAAGGGCGCCACTCTCGGCAACTATGATAGGCTTTCCGCTCTTGCCAGGTCTTCTCTTGGGGAAGTTAGCTACGACCAAGCGCTGAAAGAAGAGGTTGCAAAGACTGAGCAGGCGGCAAAAAACATCGGGCCTGTTGTCTCCGGTGTTATGTCTGCCGCAGGGTCGATGGCTCCGGCAACCGCTGCGATGCGAATGGGTCTTTCTCCGCTCGCGACTTTTGGCCCGCGCGTTGGAGGCGTCGGCAAAACCCTTCTTGGTGCTGCTGAAGGCGGCATTTGGGGTGGTCTTCAGGGCGCATCTGAGACGTACACTGGCGGTCTTGCTGATAAAGCGGCTGGCGGCGCAGTCGGTGCTGCAACTGGAGCTGCTCTTGGCGGGGCTTTGACCGGAGGTTTCGCGGCTGGCTCTTCTGCGGCCAGCGCACTGCGCGATTTGTACCGTCGCGCGACTGGCGCGCCAATGTCTCCGTTTGAGCGTCTTCCGCAGCGCGGGCAGCGCGTACTTGAGCAGGCTGCTGCGTGGGAAGGCCCAGAAGCGGCGGCGGGGCGTCTTGCGCAGCTCGGTCCACAAGCGACGCTCGCCGATATTGGCCCTTCTATGTCTGCTATCGCTCAGGGCGCTACGGCTCCCGGCCCCGGCACGCAGGCGCTGAAAGATGTTCTAATTAACCGCGAGAAAGCGAGAGCTGCGCGACTTCTCGTTGATACGGAGGCTGCGCTTGGAAAGGCTACCGATCCTCTCGAAGCCGCCGATCTTCTGAAAGAAGCTCGCTCATCTGTAGGAAAGCTATATCCTGAGATTTGGGAAAACGCCCCTGCTGTAAATGTCTCGGGTGTCGTTGCTAAAATTGACGATATGCTTTCTGGCACTTCGAAAGGAAGCCCGCAGGCTAACGCCCTGCGCTACGCAAGGGATCAGCTCGTCGCCTCCCCAGCGCGGGCTGGTTCTCCTGCTCGTCGCGAGCCTGTAGTTGACCCCAATACGGGCAATGTCATTCGTTATCGCGACGTTCCTGCTACGCCGCCTACTCCTGAAAGATACGAGACAAATGCAGAGCGTATACACGATGCAAAGGTCGCTCTACAAAACCTTGTTGACTTCGGAAACATCGGTATTGGTGTTCAACCTGGCGCAGTCGCAAAGAAGGAAGGCGCTGTTAAGCAAGTTCTTGGCGAACTGAGCGACACGCTTAGGTCTTCTGTGCCCGGATATAACGCTGTTAATGATGCGTTTGCACGCATCAGCCGGCAGATCGAGGGCGTTGAGATTGGCACGCAAGCCCTTGCTGGCGGAAAAGAGGCTATATGGCCTGAGCGTCTGAAGAAGCTGCTTGAAGCACGCGGTGGTGAGCGTCGCGAGCAGATCGTTCAGGGCGCGCGCGGTGACATTGAGCGTGCGGTTGGAACTGCGCCCAATGAGCTTGCTGCACTTCGTCAAAAGCTCGGCGGCGAAACCGGATTTAACCGCGACAAGATGGTTCAGCTTTTTGGCGAAGATGCCGTTAATCGCATGGTTAATGCGATTGACCGTGAGCAGACGTTCGCTCGCACCTTTGGTCAGGTCGTCAGCGGTTCCGCAACGTCTCCAAGATTGTTTGCCCGTGACTATCTTGAAGAGACGACCGGTAGAACTATTCCGACGAGCGCCACGGCAACCGGCTTAATGGCTAACCTTGCCCAGCGGGCCATACGTGGAGCAACGCAGCGGTCCGGCATGACGGTTCAAAATCAAATCGCACAGGCGATGTCGCTGCAAGGCGCAGAGCGCGATGCGATGATGCGTCAGATTTTAGAAAGCGCAAAGAAACGGGAGCTTGAGGCTCAGGGGCTCGGGTTAACCATCCCCGGTCTTCTTAGCCAATGACCCCTTGCGCTAATTAAAAAAATCGGGCAATCTCCTCTCGTCAACTGATTTGCGGAGGAGAGCCCGTGCTTCAGCTTACGAAGAACGATGATGGGACATGGACGCTGACCTATTTCGGCAAGACTGTCGGATGGGTCAATCAATGCCGGTACATGGATACTGGCGAACGCGCGTATCGCGTGATGAGCGTCCACGGTGAGCTTTGCTACACTCGTACACTGCAATGGGCGAAGAGCCGCTTGTTGGAGATGTACCATTGAGCAACCTTGCCAAAGAATATCACCAGAAATGGCTGGAAGCGCGGCAGCGGATGCTGGCTGCTGCGCGTGAAGCCAACAATCCGCAGCCGAAGCTGCGGCTGTTTGCGGTTGTCATGCCGCAGCCTCAGCCGCCGCAGCAGCCTGAAAAGCCGCGTCTTCCGCCTATCGCGGACCCGCAGCTACGGGCTGATCTGCGAGCAATCCTAGACCACCACGACACGACGTGGGGCGACATTGTTAACCATTGTCGCAAATCTCACAGGCACCGTCCTCGGCGCGATGTATATGCTTACCTGCACGCGCGCGGTTGGTCGATTGCCAAGATCGGCCGCTTCTGCAACCGCGATCACACGTCAATCCTGCACGCATTGAGAAAAGGAAAACGCCTTGGAGAACATTCAAACGACACTTCAGGAGAGGGCGCGGACACACGGGGACTACCGCTATGTCTCGCACATGGCGCAGAACCTCAAGACCACGCTGAAGTCTAGCTCATTCTACAACGATCTCGACTACTACATGATCGAGGCGTTGGAGATGATTGCGACGAAAGAGGCCCGCATCCTGGCGGGCAACGCGAGGGAGAAGGAGCATTGGCGCGACATCGCGGGCTACGCGATGCTTGTCGTCAATGAAATTGATAGGGCAGAGCGTGAGCAGTTGATGGACAGGGCAATGGCGTCAGTACGGGTGGAGGAACCCAATGACCAACAACCAACTGAATAGCATAGTTCAGCGGATCGAGAAGCTGGAAGACGAGCGTGACGACTTACGCCTGTCTATCAAGGACATCTACACCGAGGCCAAGTCTCTTGGTTTCGACGTCAAAGTGCTGAAGAAAGTCATCGCCATGCGCAAGCAGGACACCGAAAAGCGCCAGTACGAGCAGGCGATGATCGACAGCTACATGGCCGCTCTTGGGATGCTGGCGGATACGCCATTGGGACGCGCCAGCATTGAGCGCGCAAAGGTCGAACAATGAGCGAGCGTCCGAAAGAGGCAATCGAGATCATGCGGGAAATGTACAACTGCCCGCAGGACATTCAGGCGATGACGTATGAAGACATTTCAAATGTCTATTTTGCGCTTCGCTACAACGATCAGATGCTCAAGAAGCAGGAAAGGGATTTGTCGGAGCTGCGGCTGAAACGGCTTACAGACTACGACAATCATCTCGACCTGCACGAGCGATACAGAAAGTTGGCGCGCCAGTACGCCTGCGAATGTGAAAAGCTATGTTCCGAGGACTGGCAGGATCAGGACTATTGCGGTTGGAGAGCCAAGAAAGCCCTGGAGTAACGGAGATGGAGAGAGAGATGGGGATGATGTCACAAATGGAGAATGAGCGTCGCAAGATCAGCGAGATGGTCGGCGACATGGAGCGTCGCGAGATGCGCGACAAGATGGCGCTTGCGGCCTTTCAGGGGCTTGTGACGCAGCTTGCCGGAGAGCCGAAAAAGATCGCCAAGGCTGCGTATGAATATGCCGATGCGATGCTTCTGGAATGGGAGAAGCGCAGATGACCAGCAAGCCGCGCAGCGCGCCTAAGAAGGCTAAAGCCCCAGAAGATAAAGCCCAGAAAAAAATCAAGGGGCTTGAGACGGAGATATTTTTTCTTGAGAGACGAATAAAAGCGCAGGAAGAGTTGATGGTCGAGATGAGCGGCGTTTTGCAAAAGGTTGCGACGTCCTTCATCGGCAGCGTGCCTCTGAACGATTTGTCTTACATACATAACGTTCACATCAGCAAGGCTTTGATGGACGACGTTTATCAAGCCCTGAAGAGGTGGCGATGAGCGAACATCTCACGTACCTGCGCGAAGTGCTGGAGCATGACGCTATTGGATTTGGCGAAGACTTCCAATTTCAGGATGCCGTTGAGCATTTTGAGGCGCTGGAACACGCCAGCGAGCAGTATCGGAAGGCAATGTCGGATCAGGCGAAGCGCATCGAACGATTAGAAAACCTGTTCCCTGCAATCCTCTTGTACTTAGAGGATCAGGCCGACGTGGTTGATGGAGACAACGGCATCCCTGCGCCGAACAGGGCGATGTCGTTGCTGGTGTGGACGAAGCACGCGCTGGAGGGAAAATAATGCTACGTCGCACATTCCTGAGTGCATTGGGCCTTGGCGGCGCGGGAGTTGCCCTTGGCGCAAGTGGACATCCGCAAACTGCTCCGACGCCCATTTATCAAACCAGCGGACTTGTTGGCACCCAATGGAAAGATAGCCTTGGCTCTGGGCCCAGCATGATTGAACTAGTCAACATGCTACGCAAAGAACTATCCAGTTTGGATGATAAGGAACACTTTATCTCCAATTATCTTTCGAACATGAAATCTGACATGGGATACAAGCGGGCGCAGGACATTGACGCAGACATTGCCGCCATAAAATCCTTCTCAGACGTAGCGAAAATCAGGATGCATTTGAGGAGAAAAGCGGAGGCGCGCTGGGAAGAGCGTCGTAACAGTTTGGCTATGCAAATAGCTCAGATTTTAGAAGGGGGAAAAGATGACTGACGATCTTGTGAAGCGGCTGCGCGAGGACTGGACGCCTATCTATGGCGGCTGCGTAGGGACAATGTTTGAAGCCGCCGACCGCATAGAGCAACTGGAGGCGGCGCTGCGGGAGATTAAAGGAATTGCGGCTCAGTACAGCGTTAGGTCTGGTCCGGCATATGCAATGACAAACATTGCCCGCGCTGCGCTGGAGGGGAAAGATTAAGTTTCACGAACCCGACGCCAATCCCCCAACGCTGCCCACATAGCGTTGGATGGGCGCGGTAGGTGAGAAGCAAGTAGAGAGCAAAGGGCGGGTTCCTACATAACCGCCTGCCGAAAGGTCATCACCCACGGCACCACGTCGCGCTCTGGCGGTGGCAAGCCAATAACAGAAATGGAGTTTGGAAATGGCGGACCAGAACAGAACATCGTTGACGTTTGAAGAGAAGATCACGGTCGCGTGGGCGTACCATGTGCGCGGCGTCAGCCAGCAGGACTTGGCTGGCATCTTCAACATCAATGCAGGGCGCATCTCCGAGGCGTGCAAATCGGTGGAGACCGCACTAAAGGACTATCCAAAGACGTCCGTTTCGTCGTTGGATGAAAGACTTCGCGGGCTATCCGCGAAGATACAGGAATAATCCTGTATCAGATCAACCAAGGGCTTAGTCACTAGTACCTTGGGTTTTCTGAAAACTGTCACACACAAGAACGCGGTCGGGGGTTCTGCGCCCCCAACTTACTCCCGGCCGCACCTTGGGAGAGCTTCAATGAAATGTGAAACGTGCAAGTTCACTCCGCAGAAAGAAGGCGGGTCGCTGACCTGCCAGCGCTATCCGCAGTCGATCCGCGTGGCGCGCAGCTACTTTTGTGGTGAATATCAAGCAATGGAAGAGACAGATGGGAAAGCTGATAAAAGACTTGGCCGCCAGCGAGTATCACGCAATCAAGGCTCTGAGCGCGTCGGGGGCGAAGTTGTTGCTCCGTTCGCCGGCTCACTTCCTGGAGTTGACGACTAATCCGCGCGAGCCAACCGCAGCGATGAAGCTTGGGACGCTGACGCATACGCTGTTCTTCGAGCCCGAGAAGTTCGCGCAGGAGTTTGCGATCAGCCCGCGCTTCGACAAGCGCACCAGCATCGGCAAGAAGGCGGCGGAAGAGTTTGAGGCCGACAATGAAGGCAAGACGATACTTGACGAGGCGCAATACGCCCGCGCCGAAGCCATTGCCAATGCGGCGAAAGCAAATCCTGCCGTCAAGGATTACCTTGAAGAAGGCGGAAACGCCGAGATTACGATGCTCTGGGATCAGCACCGCGTACCTTGCAAGGCGCGCGTTGATTTTCTCTGCGGCGACGTCATGCTTGATCTCAAAACGTGCCAGGATGCTTCGCCTGAAGGCTTCGCCCGTCAAATCGCGACGTTCAAATACCATCTACAAGCGGCGCACTATATGGACGGGTTCCTTGCGGTTTCAGGCTTGGAACTGAGCAAGTTCGTCTTCATCGCTGTCGAAAGCGAAGCGCCTTACGCTGTTGGCGTGTATGAGCTGGACGCGCGGTCAATTCTCGCCGGAAAGCGCGCCATGCGTGAAGCGGCTGAAGCCTACATCGTCGCGACTGATAAGCCGCCAAAGGCTTATTCCTACACACGCGGCGTTCAGACAATCTCCATCCCGCAATGGGCGATGGGGGAGCCGTTTGAAATCTGAGGACAACTGCTTGCGCTTTCTAATTAATACGTTCATTTCTCTTAACAGGAGGTTGGACGCATGAAAGTTGAAAGCTCTGAACATCTCTTTGAGGTTCTGAACGCCAAGCGCGAGAGGCTCGAATACTCGCAACGCAAGGTCAACAAGATGGCCGGCGTTGCGTCTTCAACCTGGAACCTGATTGAGAAGCGCGACGACAAGAACATGAACATCAAGACTGCGCTGGCGTATGCCGACGCCTTGAAGTTGCAGATTGAGGTTGTGGAGAAGAAATGATCCTTGCAATCGACCCAGGCGCTAAGGGCGCGCTTGCGTTCTTTCGTCCGAAGGAAGGCACGCTGGAGCTGATCGACACGCCGACTGTCGAAGTCAAGCGCGGGCAGAAGACGAAGACGGAGATCAGCCCGCAGATGCTGGCGGCGCTGATACGTGCGCGCAAGCCTGATATTGCGATCATCGAGATCGTTGGCGCAATGCCGGGGCAAGGCGTCTCCAGCATGTTCCAGTTCGGGCGCGGCGTCGGGATGCTGGAAGGTTGCCTTGCTGCGCTGGAAATACCTGTCACCTACATCAGCCCGGCTGGCTGGCAGAAAGCGGTCGGCGCACGATCCGGCAAAGACGGCAACCGCCAGCGGGCGGCTGAGATATTTCCGGCTTACGCGCATATGTTCTCCCGCGTGAAAGACGATGGCAGGGCGGACGCGGCATTGATGGCATGGTGGGGAGCGACAAGATGAACGACGACATGTACGAGTTTTCGGCGGCGGACAAAAAACGCACGCTCAATCTGGTGGACCGTCTCGCGGACATTACAGATGAGGTCGAACCCGGTATCACTATTGCGGCGCTGGGGACGCTTCTCACATATACGATTGTGAACGCAGCTTGGACGCACAACGAAGCTCTCAGCGTCGTAAAGCACTTCACAAGCCAGCTTGTGAACGCGATTGACGACGCTTTCACCAAGTAATCCCGGCCACGGGGATCAGTGGCAATAAAGTGGAGTGTGAAAATGGCATTGGGAATTAACTTCGGCGGCGAAGGTGGTTCGTCGGGTTCTAAGTTCCTTCCCGTTGTGAAGTTCGACGCCAAGAGCGGCGACTTCATCGCGGTCAATCGCGAGCCGCAGTCTGACGGTTCGTGGGATAAGGTGGAGCAGGAGATCGAGCTGCCGATTAAGGCAGTCGCCGACTTCGCTGGGCTCCAGGTTGGATGGGTTGCGTTCGCGCCGACTTATTCCGCAGCAATGGCTCCGGCGGGCGAGAAGATGCCCATGAAGCCGTCGCAGGATCATAAGCAGGCCGTCTCGCTCAAACTGTTCTTCAAGGAGCATGGGCTGCGCGAGTTCACGCCAACCAGCAAGACCGTCCTGCGCGTCATCGACCAGTTGCACGACCAGTTTTTGCAGCAGGCCGACGACCATAAAGGCAAAATGCCAGTGATTGAGTTCCAGGGGACAGAGACCGTCAAGGTCTCAACGCCGCAAGGCGAGCTGCGTTTTAAGGCTCCGACTTGCCGGATTGCTGGCTGGGTTGATGCTCCGCCTGCGTTCTCCGAGGCTCCGAAGCCGGCTCCAGCGGCTGAACCCGTCAAGGCGGCGAAGCCTGCTCCCAAGCGGGCGGCGGACGACGAAGACGAGTTCTGATAAACTTGCGCCCCCGGTGAGGAGAGCTTCACCGGGGGCGACCTGGAGAAACCGCGCAAGATGGGGACCACGCGGTGACACAAGATATAGCAGACTTCACCACGAATAGCACTATTCCCATGTGGCTTGCTTTCGCGACCGGCGGACGCTCCGACACGCGCCTTGTCGTGAAAGAATACGATTGGGACAAGCTCTGCGCGCTTACGACCAAGCCAAAGGTGGGCGAGAAGGACGGATCGTATTTAATCCGTGGCGGAAAGCTCAAAAGCCCGAAACGCGCCGACGATAATCTGATCGAGGGCGAGCTGATCATCCTCGACGGCGACAGCCGCTTCGACCCTGAGACGGGCGAAGTTGTCGAAGGCGCTCCGCCATTGCCGGAGGTAGCAAAGGCGCTCGACACGCTGGGGATTACCTTCTGCGCCCATACGAGCCACAGCGCCCGGCCGGAGGATGGTTTCTGGAAGTATCGCATCCTGATACCGGCGAAACTGCGCAATCAACAGGAGCTGGCGGACTGCGTGGACTTCATCTTGGAGCAGCTTCGCGGCTTTGGGATTTACCTAACAGACGTGCCAGAGGCGAAGCGCTGGTCGCAGCCTTGGTATCTGCCGCGCGTGCGCGACGAGCGAGCGAAAGAGCATTTCGTCAGCTTGCGCGCCGACTGCCTGCCGTTCGACGTCAGGATGGCGGCAGAGTGGGCGCAGGAGCGGCGCAAGGCAGAGGCCGCAATCGAGGCCCAGCGCCGTCAGGAAGCCGCCCAGCAGCAGCCAGAGGGGCGTGCGCAGCCATACGAGGGCGAGAGCAAGATAACAGCGTACAACGACGCGCAGAGCCAGCAGGACGTCCGCGCGGTGCTGGAGCGCGCCGGCTACCAGTTTATCTATTACGAC